ACAATATGTTATGACCCAAGAAATAAAAAAGAGAGGTCGTGGCAGACCCCCGAAGTCAGAAGTTGCTGCTGTAAAACCAGGGAACAAAGGTAAAGTAGGCAGACCAAAGGGTGACGCTGCTATTATCAACGACTACAAAGCTCGTATGCTGGCCTCACCAAAGTCCAGGAAAGTCTTAGAAACTATCTTTGACGCTGCCCTTGACAACGACCATAAGAACCAAGCTGCCGCATGGAAGCTAGTGATGGACCGTGTGTTACCTGTGGGTGCTTTTGAACGTGAAGTGATAAAAGACGGAGGCAGAAGCTCTATACAGATTAACATAAGTGGTGTAGGGACTGTAGACATGAATGATCCAGAAGTCATAGAAGGAGAAGTCGTTGGGTAGGGACCTTAAGTTTTTTTCTGTAGAAGAATTTAACTGCCAAGAGACAGGCGAGAACAACATGGAAATTGACTTCTTAGCTAAACTTGACGAGCTAAGAGAAGTCTGTGCTTTTCCTTTTAAAGTAAACTCAGGGTACAGACACCCAACTAAACACCCAATAGAAGCCTCTAAAGAAGTCCCTGGTACTCATGCTCAGGGCATAGCGGCTGACATAAGTATTACTAACGGTGGTGATAGGTACACTATTGTCCAAGAAGCAATGAAACTAGGATTCTCTGGTATTGGCGTGGCTAAAACTTTTGTACACCTTGATACAAGAGGTACTACTCCTGTAGTCTGGTTGTACTAAGTTTTGTCCAATGCTACAGAACTAAACATACAGCTACTGCCTTGGCAACAAGAGGTCTGGGAAGACACCGCTAGGTTTAAGATTGTTGCTGCTGGTAGACGTACAGGCAAGTCTAGGCTGGCTGCTTGGATGTTAATTGTGAATGCTTTACAGGCCGACAAAGGCCATGTGTTTTACGTAGCCCCAACACAAGGACAAGCCAGGGACATTATGTGGCAGACCTTGTTAGAGTTAGGACACCCAGTAATCTCAGGTAGTCATATAAACAACCTACAGATAAAACTGGTGAATGGCGCAACAATAAGTCTCAAAGGCGCAGACAGACCTGAGACAATGCGTGGTGTTAGCTTGAAGTTTCTTGTGTTGGACGAATACGCAGACATGAAGCCTGACGTGTTTGAACAGATACTACGTCCTGCCTTAACTGACCAAAAAGGGTGTGCTATGTTTATCGGTACACCTATGGGACGTAATCATTTTTATGAATTATACAAGTACGGAGAATTAGGAGAAGACGAAACCTACAAAACTTGGCACTTTACCTCATACGACAATCCGTTGTTAGACCCTGAAGAAATAAACATCGCCAAGAAATCTATGTCCAGCTATGCGTTTCGTCAGGAGTTCATGGCTTCCTTTGAAGCTCGTGGCTCCGAAATGTTCAAGGAAGAGTGGGTACGCTTTTCTGAAGATGAACCAGAAGGAGGAGACTACTATATTGCTGTTGACTTGGCAGGGTTTGAGGAAGTTAACAAGAAAAGGACAAAAAACACAAGACTGGACGACACGGCAATCGCTGTTGTCAAGGTTAATACCGACGGTTGGTTTATTGACAACATTATTTATGGGAGATGGAGCCTTGACGAGACAGCAGCCAAAATATTTCAGGCAGTTAGAGACTACAGACCAGTTAGCTTGGGAATCGAAAAAGGAATTGCAAAGCAAGCTGTAATGTCTCCTCTAACGGACCTACAGAGGCGGTACGGTACGTTCTTTAGAGTCGAAGAACTAACCCACGGTAACAAGAAAAAGACTGACAGGGTAATGTGGGCGTTACAGGGGCGTTTTGAAAACGGTTTTGTAACACTGAACAAAGGAGAATGGAACTCTAGGTTCTTGGACCAGTTGTTTCAGTTTCCAGACCCACTAACACACGACGACTTAGTTGACGCTGTGGCCTACATAGATCAACTTGCAAACGTAGCGTATGACTATGACTACGAAATCGACAACCACGAAATACTAGACGTAGTAGCAGGATACTAAATATGAGTGAACTATACGAAGCAGACCCCTTAATGGCAGAAGAGTCTATTGAGGACTGGGTTATAACTAAATGTGAAGACTGGCGTGACCATTACGAGTCTAACTACTCCTACAGGTTTGACGAGTACTACAGGCTGTGGAGAGGCATCTGGGACCCAGCAGACAGTGACAGAGCCTCAGAACGCTCTAGGATTATTTCTCCTGCCCTACAGCAAGCAGTTGAGTCTAACGTAGCAGAGCTAGAAGAAGCTACCTTTGGACGTGGTAAATGGTTTGACGTATCAGACAACTTAGGAGACACTAACAGACAAGACGTGTTGTTCTTACGTAACAAACTTACCGAAGACTTTGAAGACTGCAAAGTTCGTAAAGCAGTTGCAGAATGTTTGATTAACGCTGCCGTATTTGGTACTGGTGTTGGTGAGATTGTTATTGAAGAAATGAAAGAGATGGCTCCTGCAACACAACCTATCATGGGTGGTGACTTACAGGCTGTAGGGGTTAGTATGAGGGACAGAGTAAAAGTAAAGCTTAAGCCTGTCATGCCTCAGAACTTTCTTATTGACCCTGTAGCTACGTCTGTTGAAGACGCTATGGGTGTAGCAGTTGACGAGTTCGTAAGTCTACACCAAGTAGAACTACTGCAAGAACAAGGAGTCTACAAAGACGTTCTCGTAGGGCCATCAGCACCTGACACAGACTTAGAACCAGACCAAGACCTAACTATCTACCAAGACTACAAAGTCCGTCTAACTAAGTACTACGGTTTAGTTCCTCGTGAGCTTTTAGAAAGTGCTTTAGAAGATGAAGAAGAAGAAGAATTAGTACAAGAAGAAGAGGGAGAAACAAAGTCTAGGTACGTAGAGGCTGTTGTAGTCGTTGCTAACGGTGGTGTGTTACTTAAAGCTGAAGCTAACCCTTACATGATGCAAGATCGTCCTGTAGTGGCCTTTCCTTGGGACGTGGTTCCTGGTAGGTTCTGGGGACGTGGCGTGTGTGAAAAAGGTTACAACTCTCAGAAAGCTTTGGACACAGAGTTACGAGCTAGGATTGACGCTCTAAGCCTGACAGTACATCCTATGTTAGCAGTAGACGCAACCAGACTCCCTAGAGGAGCAAAACCTGAGATACGCCCAGGTAAGATGATACTGACTAGCGGTGACCCTAGAGAGGTCCTACAGCCGTTTAACTTTGGATCAGTCAATCAGATCACGTTTACACAAGCGGCTGCGTTACAACAGATGGTTCAACAAGCAACAGGAGCCGTAGATTCAGCAGGTATCGCTGGTTCAGTAAACGGTGAAGCAACGGCAGCAGGTATTTCTATGTCGTTAGGTGCTATCATTAAACGACACAAGCGAACTCTAATTAACTTTCAGCAGTCTTTCCTGATACCTTTTGTCAAGAAAGCAGCCTACCGTTATATGCAGTTTGACCCTGAGAACTACCCTGTTTCTGACTACAAGTTTAACGCTAGTAGCACTTTGGGTATCATTGCCAGAGAGTACGAAGTAACACAGCTTGTACAGTTGTTACAGACAATGAAACAAGACTCACCTATGTACAGTACACTCGTACAGTCCATTGTAGACAATATGAACTTGTCTAACCGTGAAGAACTAATAGCAGCAATGCAGCAAGCGGCACAACCTAGTCCTGAACAAGCACAGGCGGCTCAGGCTCTACAACAAGCACAACTAGCGTTCCAGCAGTCTCAGACAGCAGCTTTGTCAGCACAGGCTAAAGAGTCTTCTGCTAGGGCAGTTAAGTTAGCCGTAGAAGCTAACGCAGTACCACAGGAGCTAGAAATTGATCGTATAAACGCCATCACTAGAAACTTGAAAGAAGGTGATGCAGAAGACAAAGAGTTTGAGCGACGTATGAAAGTTGCAAACACTCTCCTTAAAAAACGAGAAATAGAAGGTAAAGAAAATGCTAACGGACAACGAACTACAGAGACTACTCAACCTAATAGACAAGAACTTCGAGGACAAATGGAAGCGCTTAGAAGCGTTGGAACAGAAACTCCTAGACCTAACCAAACCTAAACCTAAACAGAGTGTGAAAAAATAATGCCTAGAAGTAAAGACCCTAAATTAGCAAGGGCTGGTGTTAGTGGTTACAATAAACCCAAAAGGACACCTGGACACCCGACTAAAAAGTTTGTTGTGGTTGCTAAAGTTGGTGACAAAACTAAGACTATACGTTTTGGTGACGCTAACATGAGAATTAAAAAAGACCAACCCAAACGACGTAAATCATTCAGGGCTAGACATAAGTGCGACACTAGCCCACCCAGTAAACTCACGGCAAGGTACTGGTCTTGCAAAAAATGGTAGGAGGTGATCTTTGGCTAAAGGTGTTAACCATTACAAACGTGATGGTACGCTGTATACAGGTGCTACCCATAAAATGCCTAACGGTGACGTACACTCAGGTAAAACACATGGGAAAACTTCTGTGAAACTATTTCATTTAAGTGAACTATCTGCAAAAGCAAAGGAGAAAGCAATGAATTATGGTAGTAACTCCAATAAAATGCGTCCAACCGCTAAGAAAAAGAAACCAGCAAAGAAGAAAAAAGCCACAAGAGGAATGGGATACAGGTAATGGCAAAAGCAAAAAAGACAGGGCCAACACCTAAGAACAAAGCTTTGTACTCAAGAGTAAAAGCAGAAGCCAAGCGTAAGTTTGACGTGTGGCCTTCTGCCTATGCTTCTGCATGGTTGACTAAGACGTACAAAAAACGTGGTGGGACTTATGCCTAGAGCTAAGTCTAAGAAGACAGGGCTTAAGAAATGGTTTGCTGAAGAGTGGATAGACGTTAAGACAGGTAAAAAGTGTGGACGTTCTGGTAAAGAAAAGAAAAAACGTCCGTACCCTTCTTGTCGTCCTAAAGCTGTTGTAAAGAAAATGACAAAAGCTGAGAAAGAGTCTTCTGCTAGACGTAAGACAGGTAAAGCAAAGATCAAACACGCTGTTACTGCGTCTGGTAGAAGAAGGAAAAAAACAAAGAAAAAAGCTTGACTTTTGTTATAAAATATGTTAAACTATAACTATAGTCCAACTAAGGAAAACTATGAAGCCTGAGCTTGAAACTTACTTTAATAACTATAATGAATTATTTAATCATGGTGGTTTCAAACAACTCTTAGACGAACTTTCCAACAACATCAAAACACTGTCTAATGTTCAAAACATTAAAGACTTAGAAGAACTTTTCTTTCGTAAAGGACAAATTACTGCTTTTACTGCTATTATAAATATACAAGGCACTATAGACGCAGCTAGAGAACAAGCGGAGGAAAATAAAGAAGATGATTAAAGTATATGACTTTTGTTGTCCTGAAGGACATATATTTGAAAAATTTGTAAAGAGTAGTGAAGCAACTAGTAGGTGCAGTTGTGGAGCTACGGCTACAAAAATGCTGTCTGCCCCATTCTTTGTTTTAGATGGGTCTAGTGGGGACTTCCCTGGTAGACATCTAAAATGGTTGAAAGAACATGAAGAAGCAGGTAGGAAAAAACCACAATCTCCATAATGACTAAGATCACGGAGTTTAATTATGTCAAGAGCAACTATGGTTGATCTGCCTCCTGAAGAAGATCAGGAAACAACAGACACTTTAGATAACGAAGCAAACGAGATTCAACAACTAGATTTAGACTTAGGCGTTGAGCAACCTCCACAAGAAGAACCTACTTTACCAGACAAGTACCAAGGTAAAAGCTTGGAACAAGTCGTACAGATGCACCAAGAAGCCGAAAAGCTTTTAGGTCGTCAGTCTTCAGAAGTAGGAGAGCTTCGTAAGGTTGTAGATGACTACATTACGAGTCAAACAGAACAACCAGCACCTCAACAAAAGACCGTTGAGCCTGAAGACGATATAGATTATTTTACGGACCCTCAAGCAGCCGTTAATCGTGCTATTGAGAATCATCCTAAGATTAAAGAAGCACAGGAGTACTCGACGCAGTACAAAAAACAAGCGTCACTAGCAGTACTTCAAAATAAACATCCTGACATGCAAAACATCCTAAAAGATAATAAGTTTGCAGAATGGATTAAAGCTTCTAAAATTAGGACTCAGTTGTTTGTAGAAGCTGACCAACATTACAATGCTGACGCTGCTGACGAACTTTTTTCTTTATGGAAAGAACGTAAGACAGTAGCAGACCAGACTGCACAAGTTGAAAAACAAGCAAGAAGGCAGCAAATTAAGGCAGCTAATACAGGTAACGCACAGGGTAGTGCTGAAGCAACTCGTAGAAAAGTTTATCGTCGGGCCGACATTATTAAACTAATGAGAACAGACCCAGACAGATACCAAGCTTTATCAGAAGAAATTCTAAAAGCGTATTCAGAGGGTCGAGTTAAATAACTAATTTGGAGATTACCCAATGGCTACAGCTACTTATCCTGGTGCTGGTGGAAACACGGCACTAACAGAAGCAGCAACTTTTATACCTGAAATATGGTCCGACGAGATTATCGCTGCTTATCAAAAAAACCTAAAGATGGCTCCTCTTGTCAAAAAACTATCAATGTCAGGCAAGAAAGGAGACAAGCTACATATTCCTAAGCCCACTCGTGGTGACGCAAATGCGAAAGCTGCCGATACAGCAGTAACTATCATTGCTAACACCGAAAGCGAACTCACGATTGACATTAATCGACACTTTGAATACTCAAGGTTAATTGAAGACATTGTTGAAGTTCAAGCACTCAGTAGCTTACGTCAGTTTTATACTGAAGACGCTGGGTACTCACTTGCTGTTAGAGTCGATACTGACTTACACTCAGCAGGTACTGGCTTTGGTAACGGTGGTGCAATCGTACACACTGGTTCAGTAGCTCCTACTGACTATCAACACACAGGTTGTTTCTTTAACGACGGTGGTACAACAACTCAGTACACAGACGACACAGCGGTTGCTGCTGACGTTTTTTCTGACGCTTTTTTCCGTGACATGATTCAAAAAATGGACGACAACAATGTTCCCATGGAAGAACGTGTTCTTGTTATACCTCCTTCTGTTCGTAAGACGATTATGGGCATTGACCGTTATGTGTCTTCTGACTTTGTTACAGGTCAGGCTGTTCAGTCAGGTCTTATTGGTAACTTGTACGGTGTTGATGTTTATGTATCTGCTAACTGCGCTACTATAGAAGCAGCAGGTGACAACACAGCGTCTTCTATCGACACTCGTGCTGCTATGCTCTTCCACAGGGACGCTATTGTCCTTGCAGAGCAACAGTCAGTACGCTCTCAAACCCAGTACAAACAGGAATACTTGTCTACTCTGTACACGGCTGACTGTCTGTACGGTGTTCAGGTGTATCGTCCTGAAGCTGGTTTCGTTCTCGCTATTGCTGAGTAACGAACTCTCACGGAGGGGTCTTAACTGGCCCCTCTTTGTTTCTGTTTTATTTTAAGGTAATCTAGCTAATGTCTAATTATACAAAGACAACAGACTTTGAAGCTAAAGATAGTTTACCGTCTGGTGACAGTGGTAAAATTATTAAGGGTACGGAGTTTGAGACTGAGTTTGATAATATAGCAACAGCTATAGCAACTAAAGCAGATTCTGCTGGACCTACTTTTACTGGTACATTAACTTACGGAACCCTTAATGACGGAACAACTGCACTTACGTCTACCGTAGCAGAACTAAATATACTTGACGGAGTAACGTCCACCACAGCAGAACTCAATATTTTAGATGGAGTAACGTCTACTACGGCAGAGTTAAATATCCTAGACGGAGTAACAGCTACCGCAGCAGAACTAAATATACTTGATGGCGTTACTTCAACTACAGCAGAACTAAATATCCTAGACGGTGTTACAGCTACTACGGCAGAACTAAATATCCTAGATGGAGTTACGTCTACAACAGCAGAACTTAATATACTAGATGGAATTACTTCGTTTCTTGACGAAGACAATATGGCCTCTAATAGTGCAACTTCATTGGCCTCACAGCAGTCTATTAAAGCTTATGTTTTAGCACAAACAGGTACTGGACCAGGAACAGAATTTACGAGTCCTACAGTAAACGCAGGTTTATTGTTAAAAAACGGAGCAACTTCGGCAGGATTTATTGAGTTCTTTGAAGATTCAGATAACGGAACTAATAAAGTAACTCTTATAGGTCCTGCATCTACAGCAGATATTACACTAACATTACCATCTTCTGATGGCGATTCTGGTCAGTTTTTAACAACAGACGGAAATGGAGTAATGTCTTGGGGAGACATTGCTACTGATGCAATTACTACAGCTAAGATACTAGATGATAATGTAACAAGTGCTAAACTTGCACACGCATTAGACATTGTTACTTCTGTAACTGTAGGCGGTGCATCAAACGGTGTAGCTATTTCTAATGGAAAAATTGAGCTAAAAAACAGTGGTACAGTATCAAAACTTGATTTCTTTTGTGAGTCTTCTAATGCACATTATGTAAGGTTACAAGCTCCTGCACACGCTAATTTTGCTGGTAATGTTGTCATTACGTTGCCCCCAAATGACGGTGATTCAGGACAAGTTTTAACAACTGATGGAAGCGGAGTAACCTCTTGGGCTACTGCTTCTTCCATTTCAACATCTAAAGCATTCTTTATGGGGCAAATATAATGGCAGTCAAAATATCAGGCGTTGATTTAAGCGCAAACACTACAGCGAATATAGGACAAGCTGGCTCCTCTGGAGGCACTTACACCGTCCACATTCTAAACCGAAGCTCATCTTCTGCGTTTGTGCAGTTGGGAGTCGGAGACTCATCAGCTACATTCGCGAATGCTACGAAGCTTTTAGAAAGCACCCAGATTGCTCCAAATGAAAGTTTAAGTTTTTCTCCAATCGTTTGCGGAGCATCTGACTACATTATAGGCAGATCAACTGTAGCGTCAGTGAACATGACGCTTATGGGTCACGATGAATAGAAGGAGATTATGATGGCTGGATTAAGCAGAAATACAATAATGAAAAGAACAATGCCCATATTTCCTATGCCAGACACATCATTGGGTTTCTGGAGTGGTATGGGGCAAGGGTTAAATGGCAACTTTTATTTTCCGGGTTTTTCAGGCGGAACTGCTGGAAGGTCAATAAAAATAAACTATACCAACACCACCACTGCTGTCCATCAGCATTCCCCAACTTCAACCGCAATCACAGATGGCGTATGGAATGGAGGCATGACAGTTGATGAAGCATCAGGAAGCGCAGGTTATACAGATCAGACTGATGAATGGGTTGGTTTTTACATGGATGATGCAGATAACAAACTCTACATCGTGACTATGGATACTGGAACCAGCCCAAACACTCTGTATACCTCATCAGTTAATGAAGCAGGTACTGTCACCATGATTGGAAATGCACAGCTAGGCAATGCCAGTATGGATAATTTGGCGTGGAATGACTATCACGGATACGGGTTCTACCGTTCTGGAGGAGATGGATCAGGAGCTTTAAACATCACAACCTATAACACAACAGGCGGAAATGCTGCGGCAGGTGTACCCTATCGTGGAGCTACCATCAGTGTTAGTGTTTCAGACGGCAGTTTAAGTTATTCAAATATGTTCGGATCTACTTACTCCAATGAAAATCCTCCTTATGGATATGGATTAATTGGCCCAACTGCTAATAACATGGTTTTGATGACTTATAGTGGATTTATTGCGTCAAATCCATCTGCTGGTTCTTACTGCCACCTAGTAAACACATCTAGCGGCAAACACACTCTTTATGCCATGATAGGTATGACTATAGATGTCCCTTGGTCAACCTCCACCCAACACGTTCAAAGATGGAGAGGAAGATATTTTTTTCCGAGTTATGCAAATACTCGTGGACGAGCTAACTCTCCTTTTCTAGAAGACGATGTTCACGCATGGTTAGATGAGATGGGAGTTTTCTATGGACTTTTATAAATACGAAGATATTGGAAGAGAGGGCATAGAGTTATTCCCTGCTTCTGTATGGTTAAACCTTTTAACAGAAACAGAAATGTGTGCGTTTTTTCGTAGCTCCACACAGATCATTGCAGATACCGCTTTGTTGATGAGCAACAGAGATTGGATGGTAGATGTTACCAGTTCAAGGTTTGACGATGTAATGGCTGCTTGTGTAGAAGAAAGCATTTTTACTTCTGATAGGGTAGCTCAGTTTAAACGTGGGGTAAGACAAATAAGCGAACCAGAATACAGATTCCCAAGAGTAGTATAAGTCATGGCTCTAACTAAAGTTAAAAATGGCTATAGCTGAAGTAGCAGCTTGTATTGCTCTTGTCAAAGGTTTAAATGATGCAATATCAACAGCTAAAGAAGCTGGTAATAATGCGTCAGCTTTTGCAAACATAGTTGGAAAATTTGCTAAGGCTAATGACGCTGTACTAACTACAGAAAAGAAACACGTAGGTAAATTATCTGTACAGGACAGTATGCAAATACAGATAGCTAAAAGACAATTATCTACTTTTAATCAACAACTAAAAGACATGATGTTGATGCAGGGCCTGTCTCAAGACTACCATGAGATTATGAACCGTGTAGAGGAAAGTAGACTAGAACACGAGCAAAGATTGAAAATATTAAAAAGAAAAAGAGCAAGAAGAGACAAAGAACTTGCTCAGGTTTTACAAATATTATTTTATTCAATATGTGGTGTGTCTTTATTCTTTTTTATGGCTTGGATGTACACGTTGTTTAGATGAATATATTAGCTTTTTTGTTAGTAGTTGTAGTAGAAGGAAATACTGTAAGTAATGATGCTATGCTGTTCCGTG